CGGCCATTTCCTTGTAGCCCATAGCCAGCTCGTTGGCGGCCATGTCCTTCTCGCCGTAGCCCAGGTGCTGGGAGACGGTGCAGGTCGTACGCTCGGTCCACGTCTCTGCGTCGATCTGCAGAGGAGCACCCGCGACTTGGATGACGCGTTTGTCTTTGTAGACGATGCCGAGGCGAACCACTTCAAGCATGAGGGGCACGAGGAAGTTGAAGGCGAAGTTACGCGCCATGATCTTCCCGCGCTGGCCCGAGGCCTTCATCATGTTGTCGACCAGACCCTTGGAGTTCTGGGTCGAGATGGCGTCCTTGTTCTGGCCCTGAGAGAGCGCAGAGATGCCAGTCGATTTCTCGTTCTTGGCGTCGAGGACGTTCATCGTCTGGAAGACGTACGGGTTCAGCGGGTTCTGCACGAACGGTGCGACGCTGTCCGGCCGGCGAACGTTCACGATGCCGCCGAGGCGGTTGTCGAGAAGCTCACGCGGGTTCATCAAGCCACCATTGACCACAGCGTAACGCGGGTTGGTGGTGATGGCCGTATGGTCGAGCACGCCGCGGAAGAGGACCGTGTTGGCGTTCTGCGTGTGGATCACGCGGGCCGCGAAGTTGTGGCCGTAGAAGACGTGAGGCAAAGGAAGCGGCACGTAGGCCAGGAACGGGGCCTTGTCGACCTCCTGGGGCTCCTCAAGGATCTTGCCGCCTGCGTGGAGGATCTTGTAGAGGCGAGCGCCCTTAGAGCTGTCGATCTCCATACGCACGTAGCTCTCGTACAGGACGATGTATTCCTGCGAGCTGTCGATGGGATCGGTGTCTGCGTCGTTGCTGTGTGTCGGCGCGTTGCGCGCGAGGACTTCAGGGCTGAACTGCAGCTCCTTGGCCTCGTCGGCCGGCAGCGACATCACGATGGACTTCTTGATGCCCATCTCGATCAGCTCCGCACGCGTCTTGGGCGTACGGTGACCGCAGTACTTGGCGTCGAGGATGCAAGTGGCCAGGGGCTCGATCAGAAACTCTTCGGGAGCGATTGGATCGATGCAGGTCTTGCTGACATCCTTCTTGCGCGTAAGGGTGCCCGAGAAGCCTCCGGCGGCCGGATCGAGGTCGGCGTTGAACTCGTCGACGTCGTCCTGGGAGGCCAGAGCGTGTGCGTCCTCATACGAGATGGGACCGAACGTCTCTTCGGCGTAGTCGTATTTCTTTTCCCAGTACACCTTCGCGATGCCTGCACGGGCCGTGAGGCCGTCGTACATGACGCTGCTGAAGATGTTGAAGCCGGGGTTGGCGCGGAAGATGACGTAGGACGCATACTCGGTTGCGACCCGACACATCTCGGCATTCATGTCCTGATCAGGATCGAACTGCGCGATGTGGTCGCCGCCTGCGAACACCTCCAGCAGCTGAGAGCGCTGCATTTCTACGCTGTCGAAAACATCCGACGAGACGTAGGAGCTTGACCCCTCACTGGTGCGCTTGGGTAGATCGCCGTTGATGTAGCGGGTGACGCGTTCACGCTCTCGGGCGAGACGGCTGTCGAACCAGCTAACGCTGCTTGTCGATTTCGCGGAGACCTTGGCGTAGATCTCCTCGAACGTTAGAATAGCTGGCTTTTTCGCCATAGTCCTTAAATTGCGTCTGAGTAAAATTCGTCTGTGACTGCGACGGGCGTCCACACGCCTTCATGGGCGTAGTTCGCGATAGCCAGGGACATCACGCAGTCGTCGTGCATGTTGCCATCGGCTTCCATCTTGCCGGCCTCGGTGACGACGAACGTCATCATCTCCTTCAGCGTGGTCTCGTCGTTGATCTCGATTTCGCGTATGCGATCCGAGGCGCGGAGACCGTCGATGATGAGCGGCTTGGTGGCTTCGCTAGTGAAGAAGCCGAGCTTGATCGTGTCCTTGCCGGAATCGAGTGTACCTTCGGCGACGTCCGTGTAGAGATACGGATAGTCCGCATCGCGGATGGCGACGCAGGTCACGAGGCCGTGGTTGTTACGCTCGGGCGCGACGAGTGCGCTGTTGTAGTGGTAGCCCAGGGCGATGAGGATCTTGGCGAATACGTCGGGGTGAGCGATGCCGCGCCATACCGCGACCTGCCGCTTCTGGCTGTCGAGGATCTGCGCGACCGATGGGTCACCGTCTTTGCGACCGCCGCCCTTCTGCTGGCCCTTGATACCCATGCCCACGTCGGCGCCGATCACGTATGTCTCGGCGGGGTCGACCGGGTAGAACACTTTCAGCTCGCCCCTCGGATCTTCTCTGAGGATACGCAGCGGGAGTTCTCTGCCAGTCTTGTCGTCGTACACAGGCTCGACCGCCATCAGGGTGATGGGTTTCTTGCGGTCGGGATCGCGGAGGCGCTCGTGGATGTAGTCGAGGTTGAACACGGGGCGGCCCGTCGAGAGGAAGGCCTCCTCGGGACACGAGGGGTATTCCTGTTTGAACAGGTCGAGGCCGTTCGTCGCGATCTCCTGGCGGCGCCAGAAGAGCTGGTCGTTGTCGACGAGGCCCTTGTCGAAGTAGAGCTTGATCAGCTCCTCTTCCTCGGGGGTTCGCTTGAAATCAGCCGGAGCGGGAGTGCGATACTCTTGGCTCTCAAACCACGCGGAGAAGAACGGCCAATAGCCGCTGGAGCCGTCTTCGGCAGCGAGCCACATCTCGTGGAAGATGCCGGTCATGCCGTTCGCGGTGCTCTCCAAGAAGATTGCGGTACCGGGCTTCTTAGGCACGGCCTTGACGAGACCGTTGAAGTTCGCGCTGGCGTGAGCGGGTGGCCAGAACGCGACCTCGGAGAGGTGCGCCACGGTGAGCGTTTCACCCCGCGCAACAGCTCGGCCGCCTGCGGTAGCAACGCGGAGTGCGCTGTTGATCTTGTCGAACACCAGCTCGGTTCGTGAGCTGTACTTGGTGTGCGGCTGGACAATCTCAGGCACGCTTTCGTGGATGAGCTTGTACATGTCGAACAGCGTCTGCGTGCTGAGCCCTTCATGGGCCATCACGAGGCCCTTGGAGGCCTTGCGCTGTGATAGTCGGAAATACTGCCAAGCGGAGATGACGGTCGAGAGGCCCTGCTGCCGCGCCTTCAGCACGACCATCCGCACGTAGCCAACTGCGGCTTCCATGCGGATGATGTCGTGCGCAAAGCGCTTCTGCACTGGGTTCAGGACGAGGGGGACAATCTCTTGATCCTTCGACCTGATCTTCACACAGTGTTTGCAGTAGAACTCAAAGTCTTCGTAGAGCCGCTTGCGAGCCGCCTTCTGGCGCTCGGTCGCGTCCTCAACCATCGTTCAGAATGCTGTCGAGGAAGTCCTCGGCCTTGTTGAGCGTCAGCTTGGACTTGCTCTCGGGCTTCGACTTCGTGAAGTTCAGGACGGTGTTGATCGCCTGGATTTGGATCTTCCTGTCGACCGGGCCGACCGCGAGCACGAAGGCTTGCTTCAGCGCGGCCTTGGCCATGCCGTCTTCGGTCCCCGGAACGGTGACGTTCTCGACGCCGTCCGCGGTAACGACCTGCACGACCTCGTCGGTCGGGATCTCGCCTTTGTCTTCCATGATCTTGATAAACCTGTCGGCTAGTGCTTCCGCGCGCGCCCAGAGGGGCGCTACGGATTCACGCGTGTGCCCGGTGGGGACACCTGCGCGAGAGTGTTTGGTGGGGTCGGCCTTGTGCGAGGCCTTGAGAGCCTCCGCATGACGCGCGCGAAACTCCGGGTCTTCCCACTGCGCCTTCTTGAGGGCGCTGATGTCGGGACGCGGTTGGCGGCGCTTGTCTACTCGGCCAAAGAGGGGGACCTTCTTGTACTTCTTGGCCCCCCTCGCGGGCGTCTTTGTCACTTGAATGCGTCCAATGCTTTCATGAGGCCGGCATCGTTCACGTTGTCCTGCGCGTACTTCACCGCTCGGGTGATCTGCGCGGGATTGGTGCCGACACGCTGCAGCTCGCGCTGTAGCCAGTCGATGATGTGAGCTTCCTTCGGAAACTTGGCCTTGAGGCTCTGGGCGATACCCTGACGCTTCTGCTCGGACGCTTCGGCCCTGGCGATATACACGTCGTTGTCGGTGCCCTTGCGGGACGCCTCCAGGCGCGCATACTCCTGCGGGCTAATGCCCTTGGGATACAGATGCTCTTCAGCGAACGGCTCGTAGGAGACGTCGGCTTCCGCGGGCGCCTCAGGGGCGGCCTTCGGTGCCTTTACCTTCGCGGCAGCGGCTTTCACCTTGTCGGTGGCGGCCTTCGCTTCGATCTTGGCTTTCGCCAGCTCGACCTTCGCGGCTTCCTTCTGCTTGACCTGTTCGGCCTTGGCAGCGGCGGCTTCCGCCTTCACCTGGGCGCGCTGGGCCATAGCCTGCGCACGTTCGGTTGCGGTCTTCTCCTTCTCAGCCTTGCGCTCAGCGTCACGCTGGGCACGCTTCTCTTCCTTGGCGGCGGCCTTCTCTTCGCGCGCGGCCTGGGCTTCAGCCTGGGCCTGCTCACGCTCGGCGACGTCAGCGCCTGTGTACTTGCGCAGGGCGTTGGCAGCGCTCACGAGCTGTGAGGCTCGCTTGCCGACCATCGGGTTCTGCGTGACGTCGAGAGGCGCGTCTTCCACCAGAGGAGACTGGAGGCCGGCGACGGCGGTGCGTGCCTGCTCCTTCTCGCGGATCTCCTGAACCTTGGCGTGACCGCCCATGAGGTTCTTAGCGGTCTTCGTGATCGAGGTCGGGAGGTCGAGCGGATTGATCTGCGGGGCCGCGGGGGCGGCTGCGGGCGCCTGGGGCTCGGGCGGGAGCCCTGCCTTCAACGTCTGCTGCAGATTGTTCAGCGCTATCGGGCTGATGTTCGGGAGCTGCGTGACCTGCGGCGCCTTCCACGGGAGTGTACCGGGCGTCAGGGGGACCTGCGGCGCCGCGGGTGCGGTGGGCTGCTGGCCGGCCTGGGGCACGGACTGCTGCGGAAGGGGCCTCGGTCCCCACGGTCCTTGAGCTTGCCCACCGGGTTGCGGTGGCTGCTGTGGAGCCTGGGGCTGCTGCGCGGGGACGCGGAGCTGCGCGTTGCGGTCGGCGAAGTGGTCGGCGAACGTCTTACCCGGCGAGCGCATGCCCGTCAGGTTGTCGACGATGCGCGCGGCTCCATAGGTGCCGGCGAGCGCCCCACCGAACAGCGGGTTGCTTGTGCCGAGGAGATGCATGCCGAGGGCCGTCGCTGCTGCACCACCCGCGAGACGCGCGGGGTTCAACAGGAAGCCCAGGTTCTTGTCCATCACACCGGACAGACCGCCAGCCCAGCCGCGATTGCTGTGGCCGCCGCGCTCGCCCGCCATGTCGGCGACGTGCAACGTGCGGGACAGCAGGGCCGTGTTCGCTCCGTCAGGAGCACCAGCGACCTCGCGTTCGATCCGTGCGATCTCGTCGGGGTTGACCTTCTCGCCGCGCTGGAGGGCGCTGAGCGAGTTCTTGGCCTCCTGGGAGAGCGTGGTCTGCTTGTCGACGTTCGCGGCAGAGGCGCCCAGCTCGGACTTGAGGTCGGCCAGCACGCGCTGGTGAGCACTCTCGTCGACCTTGGCCTTACCGAGTTCGCCGTTACCGGCCGCCTCAAGGCGTGTCGCGTAGTTCTTGGACGCGGCTTCGTTATCGCCGACAAACTTGCGGAGCGATGCGGCGCGCGTGAGGTCACCAGCGAGCGCGGGCGATCCGAGGGCGCTTGACATGACACCGCCAGTGATGGCTGAGCCGCCGACCCGCGAAGGATCAACAGTGAGGCCCTGATCGGTGCCGGCCGTGGTGCCGACCTGATTGGCGAGGTCTGCAGCAGCGCCGCCAGCGACGCCCGTACCAACCGTGGTGCCGGCGCGCGTGAGAGCGTTGACAGCTGCGGAGGCCCCTGCCCCGGTCACCTTGTTGAGGCCAGGGACAAGGCGTGCAGCGGGCACTGCGCCGGCCGCGGATGCCGCGCCTGACGTCAGGTTGCCGATGACCTTGTCCTGCAGCGTCGGTTCGTCGTGGCCGTTGTTGGCCGCGCGTTCCTTGATGGTGTCACCGGCCGACATGAGCCAGCCGAGACCCGTTGCGCCCAGGAGGGCTGCAGGGATCTTGAGCTTGCCGGGGGCCATGGCCGCTGCGGCCTTACCGCCTGCGATGGCACCACCCATGCTCGGGAGGTTCTCAGCGATGAGCTGGCCCCACTGGCTCGGCTTGTACGGGTCCGCGGGGACGTAGTTGGGGTCGCGCTTGTCGAAGCCGTCGCCGACGCCGAAGTTCTGCTTGGCAGTCTCGGCGACGCCGTGAGCGACCTGCGATACGCCGTGCTTGAGGCCGGCCATGGCGCCCGAGGGCTCCTGTGCAGGCATGGACTTGGCAATCTCTTCGACGGTCGCGTCCTGTTCCTCACGCGGGAGGCTTAGGAAGCTGTCGTCGACAGTGACCGGCCTCCCGTTGATCGTGAGGGTGGGCATTTAGTAGCTCCAGGTGACGCCTGATTTGGTCTTGAAGGTGTTGGTGTTGGCCTTGGCGGGCGCGGCTGCGGGTGCAGCCTTGGCTTCGGCAGCGTTGCGCGCCTTGTCCTCAGCCGCCCACTGCTTCTGCAGCGCGCCGATCTCGCTCTTCACACTCGGCCGGTAGATGCCGCCGTTGGCGTCGAGGTGAGCTGCACGGGCCTGTTCGGCCTGCTGTGCGCGAGCGACCACGCGGTCGTACATGTCGAGCATGCGCTGGTTGGCGCCGGCATCGTTGTTGAGCGACGTGGACATCTGCTTGACGAAGTCGCGGTCGCTGTCCGAGAACGAGCCGGGGAGCAGCTTGCCTGCGCCGTTGTCCTGCACGAGCTTGAGCGCGAGCTTGTTGCTGAGCGCCTTGGCGATGTCGCCGTCTGCAATGTTCTGGGCGCCTGCGGTGTCGCCTGTGACGCCTGCGTACAGCTTGCGGGCACTCTGCACCCACTCACCGCCCTGGCCTTGGTAGACCGCGGGATTGGAGAACACGCGTCGCAGCTCAGCGACGTCGCTGGCCAAGCCGTTGGCGTTGGTGGCCTGCTGGGCAACGTTGTCGCCGTAGTCCTGATTGGACTTGGCGCCTGCGATCTTCGCGGCCTTCTCGTATTCGTCGGCCTCGGGCTTCGCGTAGTTGCCCTGGAGGGGCAGCATGCCGCGCTTGCTGTTCATGAGGACCGACTGGCCGTTGGGGAACGTGTGGATCGACCACGAGCCGGTGTCGCCAGCGACCTTCTTGTTGGCCGCCTGCTGCGCGATGAGCGCCTTCGCCTGATCAGGGTTGCTGATGCCGGAGAGCGACGATGCGATGCCCATCAGGCCGTCGTAGGTGTTGTCGCTCACGTTGAGGCCGAGGAGACCCTTCTGGGGCTCGGGGCTGAGCGCACCGAAGCCGAGCGCATTGTCGGCGCTGAGAGCGGGCATGTCGGAGGTCTTCTTTTCTGTTGGTGCGAATGCGGTCGTGAGGGCGCCTGAGGCGTCTACGGACGGCGCAGAGCCGCCGAACTGATCCATGAGCTGCCGTGCTGATGCCATGCGCTTGGTGCGCGTGGCGCCGTCAGAGCGCTCGTAGAGAGCATCCCATGCGTGCGCGGCTTCCTCAGGTGTCTTTGCGGCCTGGAGGGCGCGGTACGCCTTGTTCTCGGAGCCATCCAGCTCTTCACGCATGAAGGCCTGCTGGCCCTCAACGGTCTGATAGTCCGGACGGGCCTTGAGGCGCGAGAGGCGATCACCACGCCACTGCGCGGTGCCCCAGGCGGTGCCGTTGTCGCCGGTCGGACCCCAAGGGTTGAGGTCCTGACCGCTCTCGTGGACGAGGTTGCCGACGATGCCGGCCGCTTGGTGCGGGGCGAGCCCGAGGCCACCCTGTTCGCGGGGAGCCTGGGCCCAACTGAGCCAAGAAGTGGCGCGGTTAGGGCTCCCGTTCATGCTGCTGTTGCTTTCTCGTAGTCGACGGTCATGTATGAGCCGAAGTCTTCAATGGCTTCGGGCTTCACTTCGACGACGTCCTGAGCCATGAGGCCCATCTGGATCTTCGACGAGCCGCGGTAGCGGAAGGTGTAGACAGCGAGGCCGTTGTCGAGCGTGCCGACACGCTTGATGTCGGTCTTGAGGCGCTCGTCGGAGAACAGCTTAGCAGCGGATGCACCAGCGCCGAGTAGGCCACCGATGGTCTCGAATGCCGAAGGGGTCTTCGTGGTCGTCGAGGTGCCAGTGCTGTTGGAGCCCCAGTTGTTGGCGCCGATGATGCCCATGAGCTGCTGAAGGGCCGCGTAAGGCGCCGTCGTGCCGCTCTGGAACTGAGCCTGCTGATTGTCGAGGTTCGCCTGGGTGGCCTGCTGCTGCCCTGAGGCGCCCTGGCCTGCGAGATTGAACAGGTTGCCCTGGTCGTTGATCGCGGAGGACGAGGCGTTGACACCAGTGTTCGCGGCGCTCGTTCCGGCACCAGCGGCGCCCGTGAGAGCCCCGAGGCTGTTCGCGTTGTTTGCGTTGGCGTTGGACGAAGCGAGGCCGAGGCCCTGCTGATACGCCTGGGACCGTAGGGATGCCCCGAGGTCTGCGGACTGCTGGGCGAGCCCCCGCTCGACGAGGCCCTGGGCGATGCCAGTGCGCGAGCTGTTGGAGTTGCCGCTGATCGCCGCGTTCTGCTCAATGCCCGGAAGGGTCACGTCGCGTGCCGTCTGGCGCGCGTTGAGCATCGCGTTGTTGACTTGGCTGTCGATGTCCTGGCCGGCAACGTACTTGTTCGCGGCGTCGGTGATCGACTGCGTGTTGTTCAGCTTGGTCGGGTCGTAGTTCGTGAGGCCGCTAAGGGCCCCCTGGGTCGCGTTGGTGCCTGCGGTCTGCAGGGCGCCGCCCGTGGCTGCTGTGCCTGCGGCCGAGGTGTTGCCCGAGCCGTAGTTGAACATCGACTGGAAGTTCTGCAGCTGCTGCGGCGTGAACTGCGCGACGAAATCGGTGGGAGCCTTCGCCTGCGATGCCTGACCATAGGCCGTCTGGGCCTTGGTGAACGCATCAGAGAGCGCGGCGGCCTGAGGAGCCCACGGGGTCGTGCTCTCGTTCTTAGAGGTCTCTTGAGTGGACGAGCCCATTTGGGTTCCTAGATTGTGTGAATGTAGAGAGGGCGCTCGATGCCGTCGTGGCAGAGCACCGTCTGAGATGTGGGCCGCCAGCCCATGCGAGTTACAAACCGACGCCACCGGTCATCGTCGACCATCGGGGTGGCGTAGAGAGGCGCATGGACGCACTGGCGGAAGAGATGCCAGTCCCTGATGCACCGCTTGAGCGCAGAGAGGGTCCATTTGTGGAAGCGGAGATGCGCGAGGAGCATTTGCGCTCCCGCGTCATCCCGGTATTCGTCTAGTTCGAACGTGCAGTAGTCCGTGTCGTGCGCGAGGTGGCGCTTAACGAGGTCCATACAATGCGGCCTGAGGGGGCAACTGGGGCAGAGGGACCGAGGGGTTCGCGGCGCGATCATCGAAGAGCACG